GCCGCTCCAGTTGTCGGCGTCATTGGCGTAGGCGAGGAAGACGCGAAGGGATTCGGTGGTGATGGTCATTTGCTTGCTCCGTTCAAATCAACTGTCCCTAACTTATCGACAGGCGCATACGCTGTCAATCTAACTTTGTGAAAAATTAGAGCCTGTGGATAACTTTCTCGCTGTTGACAGGCGCATACGCATGTCATAGGATTGGGACAGGTTGAAGCGAAGGAGAACGCAGATGCACAAGACCACCGAAACCCTGAAGGCCGAAGGCTCCTACCGCAAGGCGGGCGCGCTGGCCGCCCGGCAGGGCAAGCCCTGCTCCTACGGCTGTCACTACGGCATGCGCTCGAGCCGCGCGCTGGCCATCGCCGAGTTTCACGAGGGCTACGCTAACGAGCGCGCCCTGCAAGTCATACAGGCTGGCGGCGAGCGTCTGGTCTGCTCCAACCGGATCATCTGGGGGCAGTGATGGTCGAGCACATCATCCTCGCCCAGATCAGCGACCGCATCACGGTCGAGGAGTGGCCCGAGCAGACCTTCTGGCGCTGGGTCGTGGCTACTGAGCTGCCGTCGGGCCACTCGAGCCGCTGCCGCGAGATTCGCGCCTACGCCAGCAAGGCGGGCGCGCTGCGCGCCGGACGGAGGCGCAAATGAGCGACAAATATCTGGCGTCGCAGGTCAACTACCTGACGGCGGAGCAGGCCGAACGCTACAAGCGGAAGGGCTATGTCGTCGCCCGCGACAGCCGCGACGGCACATGGACTGCGACCCGGCTGGTCGATCAGCCGGTCCAGCCCGGCCAAGCCCCATGGAGCGGACGCAAATGAGCGCGCGCAAGCCAATCGCCGCCGGGACGAGGTTCGCCCGGCTGGTGGTCATCACCCGGGCCGAGAACAATGATCGAGGCTCGACCCAGCACCTGTGCCGCTGCGACTGCGGCAAGGAGACCGTCGTCCGCGGCGGCAGCTTGCGCAACGGCAAGACGCGATCGTGCGGCTGTCTGGCCAGCGACGTGCACCGCACAGTGCTGAAGCGCGCCAAGCGCGTCGGCTTCTATAGTTCGGCTTGGATCGACGACAACGAATGGGACAGCTGATGCCTTATAAAACCATGACCAAAATCGAAGGCCGCGACGACTTGCTGCCCAGCCAGCTGGTGTTCGCGTGCCGGGAAGACATCGACGCCGCGGTCGCCTGCATGCGCGATCGCGTGCCGAACATCCAGCAGGTGATCGTCGTCGAGACGGAGGACGAGCCGACCCATCGCTGGGCGTTCGACGGCGTCTTGGCGGTCGAATCACGGCAGGCGCGCATCGATCGCCTTGTCGCCAACGCCCAGAATGTTGCGGCGCGGCTCAAGGAGGAGCGGCGGCAACAGGGCCCATGGTTCACCCTCAAACACACTGGCCCGGAGACGGTCGAGCTGCGCGAGCTGGGCGTGACCAATATCAAGGGCAAGCAGATCGGCGTCAGGATCCGCCGCACGCCCGGCGAATTTATCGAGGATCCTGATGGCGACTGGCGCAACTGGCGCAGCAGTGATGGGCGCAAGGCTGGCCCGGTGATCACGCTGCACGCCGACTGGACGCTCGACGGGCGCATATCCAGCTCAGGGGCGATCTTTGAGGTTGAGCCGCCTGAAGCCTGCGAGGCGGCGCTCGAGCGGGGGATACAGCAGCGGATCGACAAGGCGCAGCGCCTGCACGACAAGGCGGCGGGCATAACTCCGCCAAAGCTTCACCAGCGGCTGACCGAGCTGGCCGATCGCTTGGACAAGGGCGAATATGTCACGCTGGCGCAGGATGTAGCATTGATTCGCAAGGCCGCCATGGCGTTGAGCGGCGGCGCTATCAATCTGAAGAAGGAGAAAAAGCATGTTTGACTGGCTGCGCAACAAGTTCAAGAAAAGATCGATGGTGATCACCTACGCGCCGCCGCCGCCTGAAGGCGCGCCTGAAGATCCGTACACCACTTATCTGAAGCGGGGACAGAACTTCGTCTGCACCTACTGCGGCGGCATCGACTTTTACGACGGCCCGTCTGGCGGCATGAGCACCAACAAGCTGTGCGCCAACGAGGCGTGCCGCCACAAGTTCAACTATACAGCGTTCATCAACCGGGTTGATGACCTGCGCAGCACATGGGAGCGCCGCCTTGAAGACTGACACCTACACCGTTGAGCTGACCGTCAGCACGTGGTTCAGCATCGACGTCGAGGCGAGGAACCCCGATGAGGCTGAAGCGGCGGCGCTGGCCCGCTACCGGAGCAGCCCCAGCCCCCGGGCCGACTTCGCCTGCGGCGACGACGAGCCGACCGTCGATGGCGTGACCAAGACAAGCTGATCTTGCGAAGCGTATGCGCCTGATCCATAATCGGGCGCATGGGCACACCTCCTCTCGTTTACCGCACGCCGCGCAAGGATCCCTGCGAATACAAACTGCCGTGGCGTGCGGTCTATTCGCCCTTCGTCGCCGAGCGAATCTGTGACGAAGTGGCCTCGGGCCGCACCCTCGACCGCATCGCCATCGAAGAGCCATGGGCCCCGAGCGCCCGCCAGATGCGCTACTGGCTCAACGAGCACCCTGATTTCAAAGTCATCTATTACGACGCCATGCACATGCGGGCCGAAAAGGCGGCGCAGGAGATTCTCGAGGTGGCCGACGACCTGACGGTCGATCCCGAAGACCGCAAGATCATGATCGCCGCCCGGCAGTGGCTGGCGGGCAAGCTCAACCCGCGGGACTGGGGCGAGCGCAAGATCCTCGAGCAGAACATCAACGCCACCGTCAAGGCGGTGCAGCAGCTCGACGTCAGCCATCTGAGCACGCCGGAGCTGCATGCGGCCCGGGCGGCTCTGGCTTCGATCGTTGACGTGGTCGAGGGGAGCGACGAGGATGACGACACCGATTAAGACCCGCATCACGGTCGATATAGACGGCGAGAAGACCAGCGTGATGCCGCTGGGCCTTGAGTGGAACGGTGCCTGCTGGATTCTGCGCGGCTGGGAGACCGGCAAGGACGAGCCAGCGCGCGCCTTCGTCATCAAGGAAGTCAGCGTCAACGCCACGGAGGACAGCCATGGTCGATGTGTTGAACAAGATCCTTGACTGGTGGGCTGGCCTCAAGCGCAGCGTTGACACCGACATCACGTGGCCGCTGATCAAGGTGCGCCATGAGACGCTCGAGGGCGCGCGGCACGAGTTTTGGACGCATGTCTGCGCCGACCCGGCGTGGCTGCGGCTGGGCCTCGACGAGGCGCACAAACGCATTGAAGCCCTGAAATGACCATGACTGACGCCCTGTGGCCGGTGCTGGCTGTTATCGTGCTGTTCAGTATCGGCGTTGGGCTCGAGGCGGCATACCATGCCATTAAGAAGGCCCTGAAGTGACCACAATCAGCCTGCCCAGAACGATCGACGCCCACGCCCTGAAGCGGTCGATCGACAAGGAGCTGTGCGAGCGCAGTCTGGCTGATTTTGTCAAGATGGCGTGGAAGCACATCGAGCCCGGGCAGGTCTATTTTCACAACTGGCACATTGATTTCATCTGCCAGCATCTCGAGGCGATCGAGCGCGAGGAGCGCGTCGATGACGAAGTCTACAATCGTTTATTGATCAACGTCCCGCCCGGCATGATGAAGTCGATGCTGGTCGGCGTGTTCTTTCCGGCATGGCTGTGGGGGCCGCGCAACAAGGCGCACCTGCGCATCCTCGCCGTCAGCCACAACATCGAGCTGGCTGAGCGCGACAACATGCGGATGCGCCGCCTGATCGAGAGCGAGTGGTATCAGGATCTGTGGGGCGATCGCGTCATCCTGACCAGCGACCAGAACGCCAAGCGGCGCTACGAGAACACCGCCACCGGCTGGCGCATGGCGGTCGCCGCGGGCGGCGTCACCGGCTGGCGCGCCGACATCGTGATCGTCGATGACCCCCATAGCGTCAAGGGCGGCGACAGCGACGCCGATCGCCAGACCGTCTGCACGTGGTTCCGCGAATCCCTGCCGACCCGCCTCAACCGGCCCGACTCCAGCGCCATTATCGTGGTCATGCAGCGGGTGCACGAGAACGACGTCAGCGGCACCATCCTCGACGGCGACATGGGCTACGACCACATCATGCTGCCGATGCGCTTCGACCCCGACCGGGCCTGCGGGACCAGACTGGGCTACGAGGATCCGCGCCAGATCGACGGCGAGCTGCTGTTCCCGGCCCGCTTTCCGCTGGCGGTGGTCGATCGCGACGAGAAGATCCTCGGGCCCTACGCCACCGCCGGGCAGATGCAGCAAGCGCCGACCCCTCGAGGCGGCGGCGTGGTCAAGGACGCCGACTGGCTGCTGTGGGTCCAGCCCGAGTACCCGCCGCTCGACTTTATTCTCGCCTCGATCGACACCGCCTACACCGAAAAGACCCAGAACGACTATAGCGCCATGACGGTGTGGGGCGTGTTCTCGGGCGAGCACGACAAGATGACGACGCGCGGGGCCGATCGCTACGGCAAGCCGTTCCCGATGCCCAAGGGCGGCGGCCCTGAAGGCATGAGCAAGATCGTGCTGATGTTCGCATGGCAGGACCGGCTGTCGATCCATGATCTGGTCAAACGGGTGGCCGAAACCTGCAAGTCGATGAAGGTCGATCGTCTGCTGATCGAGAGCAAGGCCAGCGGCATATCGGTGTCGCAGGAGCTGCGCCGCCTCTACGCGCATGAGCCATGGGCGGTCCACCTCATCAACCCGGGCAATCAGGACAAGCTGTCGCGGCTGCACAGCGTCGAGCATTTCTTCGCCGAAGGTATGGTGTATGCGCCCAACAAATCATGGGCCGAGCTGGTGATCCGGCAGGTCGCCAGCTTTCCCAAGGCCAAGCACGATGATTTGACCGACACCGTCAGTCAGGCCATCCGCCACCTACGCGATTCCGGCCTGCTAATTCGCTCGGAAGAGCATCTGGCTGACCTTGCCAACGAGATGGATTTCAATAATGTTAAGCAGCCCCCGCCTCTGTATTCGGTTTGACAGGAGAACACCAATGTCACGCTTCCCTCACAGCGTTGGGAATATCAAGTCTTCGATTGCTGATGCGCTCGACGAGACGCACCCGGGCGGCTACGGCGTGGGCGGCTTTGGCGCAGGGCCGACGCAGCCGGACGAAGGCCATCCGCTCCAGACGCCCGAGCAGCGCCAGAATATGGAGGAGCTGGCCCACGTCGCCGAGAATGATCGCATGCCGTCGATCCAAGGCGTCAATATGGACTTCGGCGCGGCCATCCTGCTGATGGAGAGCGGTCTCAAGGTGCAGCGCGACGGCTGGAACGGCAAGGATATGTGGATCGCCCTGTCCGGCGTTAATGGAGCGCGCGAGGTGTACAGCGAGAAGCTGTGGTCGAAGCCTGCCCGCGATTACGCCCGTCTGCAGCCCGGCGGCACGGTCAAAGTTTTGCCCTGCATCATCATGAAGACCGCCACCGGCGAGCTGCTGATGGGTTGGCTCGCAAGCCAGAGCGACATGCTGGCCAAGGACTGGAGGGTTGTGCCGTGACTGAAGACCAGCAGATTCAACTGCGCGTGCAGGCGCTCGCCTTCGCCAACAATCTGGCGAGCACGCTGCCGCCGCAGCAGGTCATCGAGGCGGCAGAAAAGTATTTTGCCTTTATGACAGGCGAAAAACCGAAAAACGGAGAGGCGCGCCATGAGCCACGAGAGAGAAACCCCGAAGTTTGATCCCAAGCCGCAGCGTCGCGAGCCTGAGCCCAAGCGCGCCGCGGCCAAGGAAGAGCCGCCGGTCGCCACCACGCGCGAGCGCAAGCCCAGATCGTGGATCGAAGGGCGGTTCAGGCAGTGAGCGGCGAGTTTAAGCCGCCGCTGTTCACGCCGGTGCCGCCATTTGAGCCGGTGAAGCTGTGGATTGGCGTCTGTCGCGACGGGCCTTGGCAGGGCCTTCGCATGACAGCAGGTTCGCGATTTGTCTCGGCCCCTGAAGGCAATGAATATTGCAACGATGGGGCTGGTTTCTGGAATTGGGTGGAGCTGCATCATGACCGAAATCTCTGACAAAGTCGCGCCGATCAGTGGCCTTGCTATCGATGTGGCGAAGACGCTGTGGTGCCCTTTTATCACGATCATTGCGGTGCCGCCGGTCAGCGGCACCCCCCATGTCGCCAACTCTCGCGGCATGCGGCTGGCCTACGGCGCGACTGATGAGGACATCCAGAAAAACATGAACTGCATCGCCACGCGCTGCATGTCGTGGATACCGGACGCCGTCGCGCCGACCACGCATGGCACTTGTCGGCTGATCACCGGCGTGGGAGTGAAAGCGTGACTTATGCCGGGAGATGCTACGGCGGCCCATGGGATGGCCTGTGCTACGCCAACCACCTCCCGACCAAGGAGCTGTTGGCACCGGGCCCGATTTCGCTTGGCCAGTACCGGCATGACGCGACTGAAAAATGGCTGTGGGAGAGCAATGACGTGCCGAATGTCTTTGAAAAGAACCTTAATGGCTTCCTGAACGGCGTCTGCCACGGCGGCCCGCTGCACGGCAAGGGCCTGACCCATGACAAGCCCGTCAAGGCGTTTGTCGCCACCAACACCGGCGGCTGGGATGGCGAATACCGTTACAACGATGAAATGCAGGATTGGCGGTGGAAAACCAGCAGCCAAGTCGAACTTGACGCCCTTGGCTGGGGCGGCTCCGATGTGAAGGAAAAGCCTATGAGCAGGTTAGCCGAAGAACAGGTTGAGATGCAGATCCGCGAAGGCGGCAAGACTGCGCCGCGTATTACGCCGGAAATTATCGACCAGCGCATCCGTCAGGTGAAATACTATCGCTTTCCTGACAGCACGCTGATGATCTGCGCCATCGAGCTGATGAACGGCTATCACGTCGTCGGCGAGGCTGGCTGCTCCTCGCCGATGACTTTCGATGAAACCATCGCCAAGCGCATCGCCTTCGACGACGCCCGGCGCAAGATTTGGGCGCTCGAGGGCTATGTGCTCCGCAACGTCCTGAAGGGTATGTGATGATGAAAGCGCAGGCCACTGTCGATCGTTTCGTGTTTCCCAGCGGCATGCCGTCAAAGTCGATGTGGAAGGTCTATGTTTCGGACCCGTCACACGAGCACAGGCGCGACTACACCATCATCGCCGACGACGAAGACGCCGCGGCCAAGGAGGGATTGCGTCGTTTTCAGGCCGAACTGGACCCGGAGCCCCATCTGGACGTATAGTCGGGCCAAACATCCCTCGAGGACGCGCCATGCCGCTTGTGCCGGGACTGTCACCCTCTATCCGCGTCACCAACGAGGGAGTGCCCGGCGCGATCGCCCCCGGCCTCTCAATCAGGCACGACAACGAGAATTACGAAGGCGCGCCAGAAGTCGATAAATCCGGCGCGGTCATCAAGATCGAGCATGCCGATGGATCGGTCACTGTCTCCCTCGACGGCAACCCGCTGATCGGCGCGCCGGAAGACGAGAACGCAGGCTGGTTCGACAACCTAGCCGACAAGATCGAAGACAACGAGCTGGCGCGCATCGCCGACGACCTGCTGCGCGGCGTCGATGACGACCTGCAGAGCCGCAGCGACTGGATCGAGGAGCGCGCCCAAGGCATCAAGCTGCTCGGGTTCAAGATCGAGCTGCCCAACGTGTCCGGCTCGACCGACGGCGCTCCGGTCGAAGGCATGTCCAAGGTGCGGCACCCGCTGCTGCAGGAGGCCGTGCTGCGTTTTCAGGCCAACGCCCGCTCGGAAATGCTGCCGACCGACGGCCCGGTCAAGATCCGCGACGACGGCAATCAGGGCAATATCCAGCAAGACACGGTGGCCAATGCGCTCCAGAAAGACCTCAACCACTATCTTACGGTCACCGCCACTGAATATTATCCCGACACGGATAAGATGTTTCTGCTGCTTGGATTCGGCGGCACCTCGTTCAAGAAAGTTTATAATTGTCCGCTACGAAATCGGCCCGTGTCTGAATCGGTTGACGCCAACGACCTCATCGTCAACGACGCCGCCACCGACCTAGCCAACGCCAAGCGCGTCACCCATCGCATCCAGATGAAGCCGTCCACCGTCAAGCGCATGCAGATCATCGGCGCTTACCGCGACATCGATCTGGCGACGCCGCTCGAGCCCAAGACCGACGCGGCCAAGGAGGCGGCCAACAACCAGCAGGGCATCACGCCCAGCTCGATGCGCCCGGATGACCGCAACCGGGAAATCTACGAGTGCTATTGCGAGCTGGACATCAAGGGCTACGAACACAAGCACAAGGGCAAAGTGTCCGGCCTCGAGGTGCCCTATTGCGTCACCATCGACGTGTCGTCGAAGCAAGTGCTGTCGGTCACCCGCAATTTTGACGAAGAGACGCGAAAATTGCCGGTCGCGCGCGAGAATTTCGTCAAATACACCTATGTGCCCGGGCTGGGCTTCTACGACCTCGGCCTGCTGCACATCCTTGGCAACACCACCAACGCAACGACGGCTGCATGGAGAGAAATGCTCGATGCTGGCATGTTCGCCAGTTTCCCCGGCTTCCTGATGGCAGACACGGGGGCTCGCCAGAACACCAATATCTTCCGCGTGCCGCCGGGCGGTGGCGCGTTGGTAAAGACCGGCGGGCTACCCATAAATCAGGCCATCATGCCCTTGCCTTACCAGCCGCCGAGCCCGGCGCTGATGCAGCTGATCGACAACATGGTGCAGACTGGCCAGCGTGTTGGCGGCACCGCCGAGATGCCGGTCGGCGAGGGCAAGGCCGACATCCCGGTCGGCACTATCCTCGCCCTGATCGAGCAGGCGACCAAGGTGCTGAACGCGGTCCACAAGCGCATGCACGCCGCGCAGGCGCAAGAATTTCGCCTGATGGTCCGCTGTTTCAAGGAAAACCCCAAGGCGTTCTGGCGCGCCAACAAAAAGCCAGCCACGCAATGGGACGAGCAGACTTTCCTCGCCGCGCTCAACAACAACGAGCTGACGCCGCAGGCCGACCCCAACACCTCGAGCTACGCCCAGCGCATCATGAAGATCATGGCGCTCAAGCAGCTGCAGCAGCAGAGCCCCGGGCTCTATGACCCGATCGCGATCGACACCGCGGCGGTGTCGGCGCTCGGCTTCACCAATCCGCAACAGTTCATGGCACCTCCGCAGGCGCAGGCCGCGCCGCCGCCCGAGCTGCTCAAGCAGCAGGCCGAGACGCAGGCCAAGCAGACGCAGGCGCAGGCCCAGATGATCAAGGCGCAGGCCGACGCCAAGGTGGCCGACGCCAAGAGCCAGAGCCTGCTGGCGGAGGCGCAGGGGCAAGGGCTCGCCGGTGGCGGGCAGGTGGACACCGAAGTCGATCGCCACATGGCCGAAACCAAGCGCATGGAGGCCGAGACCGGCCAGACGGTCGCCGAACACAACATGACGATCGCGCAAGCCAAGGCGCAGGCCGAATTGCAGAACGCTGGGACGCGCGCCAAGGAGCTGCAGCTGAAGGTGGCGGGCACGCATATGGACGACGCCCACCACCAAGAGGAGCTGCAGGCCAAAGCCAAGGAAAACGCCGTCAATCTGGCCAAAGAAGTGCTGCAGACCAAGGCGGAAGACCACCGCACCATGGCGATCGAGGGCGCGGCCCACCAGCACGAGCGCGGCATGCAGGCTGAAGCCCACGCCCACGAGCACGCGCTGGCCGACAAGGACAAGGAAAAGGCGATCGCGGTCGCCAGAGCCCGGCCAAAGCCTGCCGCCGCCAAGCCGAAAGGCAAAAAGCCATGAACAGGGCCATCCGCTCGGCGCTGCTGACGGCGCACAACCTCTACAAGCACATCCCGCATGTCGTCGGCGGCGGCGCGCCGATGCACAATGGCGGCATACCGGAAGGCTACGCCGACGGCGGCGCGGTCGATCCGACCATGCCGGAGCCGGAGAAGACGGTCAAAGCCTACAAGCTGTTCCGGCACAAGAACGGCAAGCTGTTCCCGCTCTACGTCAACGCCAACCAAGAGGTACCGATCGGCAAGTGGCTGAGCGCCGAAGCCGGTCCCCCGGGCAAGGACAAAGGCAAGGTTAAAAGCAAGCTCGGCGATCTGGCCTACCGGCCCGGCTGGCACTCTGGCGACATGCCGGTGGCCACGCACATCGGATCCAAAAGCCAGAAGGGGCTCACAGCGCCCGACACGCGCCCGCCCGAGCATGTCTGGGCGGAAGTCGAGCACCCGGCAGACGTCGATTGGCAGAGCGTCGCCCACAATCGGGCTCAGATTATGAAAAGCGGCCTGCCCAATCTGGCCACCGCGCACATTACTGATCAGGTGCCGCACGGCGGCCACTATCGCTACAAGACCAACCCCAACATGACCGGCAACTGGATTATCAGCGGCGGCATGAAGGTCAATCGCGTGCTGCCGCACGAGGAAGTGCAGGCGCTTAACCAGCAGCATGGCGTCTATGACCTGCCGCGGCGCGAGCCTCAAAGCTTTGAACCCGATGAACGCCCCGGGCGTGACGTCGGCGGCCAGCTGACTGCGCCGCCGCCAGCTCCCGCTAAGCCGCCGATCGATCTATCCCGCTATCAGGATGCGCCGACCCAGAAGCTGCAGGATATGCCATGGCGGCCACTGGCCGACGTCCACGCCGATCTGGGCCACATGAGCGAAATTCCGTCGCATGTGCAGCATTTTGGCCGCTTCATGGACGAGTCTGCCGAGAAGGCCGCCACCAAGGGCCTGACGCCGCGCGACCTGCTCAAGGCTTACGCCATCACACGCGCCTCGATCGGTCGCGGCGCGCTGCCGCGCAAGACGCTCGAGGCCAATGGCTGGCAAGTGCCCGAAGGCGTGGACTCGCTCCGCCCCGAAGGAGCCATGGGCGAGTGGCTGCATACGCCAATGGGGCAGGAATACTTGCACCACGCCGAGCGTGGGCGCGTGCACGAGGGCGCGATCGCCGACGCCGTGCGCAAATTCAGGCCATTCGGCAAGCAAAACGACACCGAAGGCAAGGCGCTGGCGTGGGCCGCGCATAACCTGCCCGGCATGGAAGGCCACGTCTCCAAGATGGTGCAGGCGTCGCGCCACAAAGACGCCAACCCTACCCTGTGGCGGCACTTCATCAAGACGGTCCCGGGCGTCAACATCGCCAAGGCGGGCTTTCTGGGCTCGATGCTGGGTATGGGCAACCAGCCGACGCTCGATGCGCGCCAGCTCATCCTCAACACCGGCAGGCCAACCAGCGAGGCGGCCAAGCCGATGTCGCGCGTAGGCGGCGCAGAGGAGGCGGTCGATCGTCTGGCTGCACGCCAGAAGGCGCTGCAGCTCGGCATACCGGAAGATTTGGAGCCTTATTACCAGCACCTTGCCCATCATGCGATCTGGGACAAGTCGGCAGGCGAACAAACGACGCACGCCGACCTGATGCACGCCATGCGCTACGCAGCCAAGGGCGGCAGCATCATCAAAACCTCGGGCGGGACGTGGCCTGATCTAGGCAGTCATGAACTTGCACGCTCCATGCACGCAGTTTTTGGAGGCGCAGGCGGTCTGGGAGGCTTGTGGAAGGGCGCGAGCGACCAAAATGTGCGCGAACAGCTGCTAAACACGCCGGATTACGCCAATCCAAACCCAGAATTGGTTAAAAAGGCGCTGGCGCTGGCTCAAAAGACCCATGGCGTCAACCAAACCTTCGATTCGAAGTCGGGAATGTCGTATTCCAACTTCAAAGGCGGCACCAGACCGATCAGTGATGTCACTTCGACAGTAGAACCGATCCCGGGCGTCACGCCGAAGCCTGTAAAACAGCTGGATTGGCAGGATTTCATCCGAAAAAACAAGGGCGCGAGCCTAATTAACGTCGGCGGCGACCGTTCGCGGCTGGGACGACTGACTCACATCAACGACAAGGCGTTAGGCTGGCCTGTGGACCTGCATGCGGGCCCGGATTACATGCGCGAGCCAAATAAAGGCGCGGTTTGGGCCAATGCCCAGAGCAACGCCAGCGGTTTTGCCAACACGGTCAAGAAACTTGGCGAACACGGCAAAGTTTTTGGCGTTTACAAGCCAATGGGCCCGCAGAGCGTCGATTCATCCCGCCAGATGAGCGACGCCCTGATGTCGCAGATCGCCGCGCAGCCGCTGGATCCCAAAGTGGCGCAGGAATTGGACGCCGAACTGAAAAAAGGCGCGCATGAGCCAGACGCAGCGGCGCGTGCCAAGGCGGTGGCGTCGATGGAAAACTGGCCCGGCTTCAGCAACCCGCGCGAGGCGCGCGATCACCTGCTCAAATTGCCCGGGACCGCGCGCAGCTTGGTCGTCAAGCACCTAGACAAGGCCGGGTGGCATGCAAAAGGCGTCCCGCATATCGGGCACACGCGCGTTGCGCTGACGGATCCGGCGGCGCTGACGACCCCCGGCCACATGCTCGGGCACCGCATCGTCGAATTGACGGGCGGGCACCCGGAAGCCTCCGCGTTCGAGCACAATACATATCCCGTGCCCACCGGCGGTAGGTATGTCGGCGACGTGCCCAACGTGCTGGCGCACTACGCCATGCCGGAAGTGCAGCGTGGCTTCGCGCTCAAGCATCATGCTGCAGGCATGACGCATCCGCTGTCTGAAGCAGCTGGAGCGCGGTCGAGTTTTATCAAAATGATGGGCGAGCAGAAGAATGTTCAGCCGATCAATGAGGAAATGGCGCAGGGCGTTGGGCACGCGCAGGAAGTGCAGCAGGGCTTGAAACAAGCTGGCGTGCCCGGCTACGCCGAAGGCGGCGTGGTCGATAAGGCGCTGGCCATGACTGCTCCCCGCGCCCTCACGCCATCCGGCCTCTACAGTCAGGCGGGCGACGCCGCGGCTGCGCTGCCGCAGGCCAAGGGCTCGCCGCAGCAGATGATCGCCAGCATGAAGGGCGTCAAGCCGGAGGAGCTGGCGCACGCCAACCCCATGGGCAAGTTCGGCGATCAAAAAAGCGTGACGCGCGACCAGCTTGCCGGGCACATGCGCTTCAACCTGCCGCGGATCAACGAGACCACGCACAGCGACGACGACATCGACGAGGATGACGAGGGCGAGCGCGCAGGCGGCCCGAAATATGAGGAATACTCAATCCCCGGCGGCCAGAATTATCGCGAGTTGGTGATGCACACGCCCAAGACGCCGACGCCACCGGCGACGCCGGAGATGCAGGCGGCGCTCAAGCACCAGAACGACACTTACTGGGCGGCTAATGGCTGGCACATGCGCAACCAGTATGCGCTCGACAAAGATAATCCCGAGAAGATGGCCGAATACAAGACCCTGCATGACGCCCAGACTGCGGCGCAGCGCCATTACAGCCAGCTGCAGCAGGAGCATGTCGCCAAGGCCAAAGCGAAAGACTATCATTCCAGCCATTGGGATGAGCCCAATGTGCTGGCCCACCTGCGCATGTCCGATCGCAAGCTGCCCAATGGCGAGAAGGCGCTCCACCTCGAGGAGCTGCAGAGCGACTGGGGGCAGGGTGCGCGTGAGCATGGCGTGCGCGGCGCAGAGCCGGAGCCCGACTGGCAGAAGAACCTCGAGGAAATGCGCAGCCGCCGTGGCAAAGAGGGCTTTGCCGACCCGGCGGAAGAGGCGCGCTTTCAGAAGCTACACAAACATGAGTGGGCGGTGCCTGCCGGTCCACATATTGGCTCGACCAACGGCTGGACCGATCTGGGGCTCAAGAGGGCTTTGATCGAGGCGGCTCGAGGCGGTCACGATCGGCTGGCGTGGACGCCGGGCGAAGAGCATGCCGATCGCTACGGGATGCAGAAGCACTTCAGCGAAATACGCTATGAGCCTAGCCGGAAGCATCTTTATGCTTTCCAGCATGCTGGCGCTGGCGCGTCGCCGCAGGAAGTCGAACCAGACCAGCTGCACCAGTATGTCGGTCGCGATCTGGCCAACCGGCTGCTGTCCACCGAACCGAAGAGCGGCGCGCATGTGCTCACCGGCGACGATCTGCGCGGCGGCGGCGAAGGCATGAAGGCGTATTACGACAAGCTGGTGCCGACCCGGCTCAAGGAGATTCTCAAAAAGTTGGGGCATGAGGCTGATTTTGAACCAGTAACCATCAAACACCCTTCCAAACACGGCAAGCGCGGCGACGACGCCCAGACCACGCTGCACTCAGTCAAGCTGCCGAAAGAGTTGCGTGAGAAGATCAAAAAGGGCCTGCCTGCGTTCAGCACCGGCGGCGATGTCGATATGGTGAACCGTGCTTTGCGTGTCACGGCCAAACCTGCCAAACTACACGCCCAACGCGCTTTGGGGAGTTAGGATCATGTGCTTTTCACTCGCTTGGCTGCAACAGCTGCTGATCTGGATCGTGATCGTCGGCGCAATCGTCGCCATCCTGCAGCTGTTCGTGCCGTGGGTGGTGGCCAATGCTGGCATTTTTGGTGATGCGGTGAACATCATCCTGCAGATCATCAAGATCGTCGTATGGGCGATCGTGGTCATTTTTGTCATTTACGTCGCGTTCGATCTGATCAGCTGCCTGCTGTCGTCAGGCTCTCTCAAGTTGCCGCGGTCGTAACTTCCCGGCCCCCGGGGGCCAAACACCCGAGAGGACTAAAACCATGTCCGCACAAGCAAAACAATACCGCGCAGCGATGAAGGCTAAAGCCCAAAGGCTGGGAGGCAATATGTCAGCTGGCAAGGTTGACGCCAGCTCATTCGGGCCTGTCGAGGGCTCGGATCCGCTCAACGCCGACATCAAGGCTGGCCTGCGCCCGGTCGCCCCACGCGCCTATCAGCGCGGCGGCGCGGTGACCGGCGAGGAGCACCATGCCCACGGTGGCCGCGTTGGCCGCAAGAGCGGCGGAGGCATGCCGAGAAAGATCGCCGATGAAATCGCCATGAACGATGTGGTGGACGCCAACAAGTCGATCTATGGCAGCAAGCACGTCGGCGGCCTGAAGCGCGGCGGAAAGGCTGGCGGCGGCCCGCTGGGCGGCTTCAACGCCATCACCAGCCCGCAACAGGCTGCGGCGGCTGGGCAGGCCACGCAGAACGTCGCAGGCGTCGCTCCGCAGCGCATGCAGTTCGGTCAGGGCGCACCCGGTTTGCTGCACGTCAAGAAGGGCGGCGCGGTAAAACGTGATGCGGGCGGATCCACCAAAGACAACGCTGATGTTGTGTTGCCGAAGAAGGGCGACGATGGCTCGAGCGGCCCCGGACGTCTGCATGGGTACGCCGAAGACAACAGCGGCGGCGAGACCCCGAAAAAGCGCGGCGGCAAGGTCGAGCATCCATACAAGGCGGAAGACAAAGCTTGCGCCAAGAAACTGGCGCGGCACCACCGCGCTGCAGGCGGGGGAGAAGATCCCGACGAGGCGGAAGACAAGGCCGATCAGGCTGAGCAGGCTGAAAAGAAGTGCAGCGGCGGCTCGATGCGCGCCGCGCGCGCCCATGGCGGCAAGACTGGCAAGGGCAGGACCAATATCAACATCATCATCGGGGCGCACGCGCCCGGCGGTGAACAGCAGCAGCCTCCGGGCGGGCCTCCGGCTCCGCCGCCGCCGCGTCCGATTCCGGTGCCGCCTCCGGCAATGCCGGGCGGGCCGCCTCCGGGCGCAGGCGGGCCGCCTCCGATGGGCGGGCCGCCTCCGATGCCCATGCCTCCGCCGGGTGGCATGCCGCGCGCTTCCGGCGGGCGGGCTTATCCGATCCAGCATGCTGCAGGCGGCGGCAAGGGCCGCCTCGAGAAGATCAAAGCCTATGGAGAGAAACCATGAGCTTCGAAAAAAGTGCAGCCAACCATGCAATGGCCGTTGCTCTGGGGCTTCTGATCCTGCTGTTCGCTTTTGCAGGCTTCATCATTTCCGCCCGTTCCCAGCAGATCGAAATCGGACCGGGCGGCGTCCACGTGAATCCGCTGCCGGACTATGGTCGTCATCGCAGCTGGGGCCGCACATGCGAGGAGCTTCGTCTCGCATGCGAATACAAGTCGGAGCGCGGTGAGGAGGGCATGGGAAATTGCCGTCGCTACCGTGAAACATGCCAGTAATGAAACAGGGAGATGAATGATGGTTTTGCGTCATGTTGTAATTCGCGGAGTGGCTGATATTGGCGACGTAGTCGGTCCCGGCTGGAGTCCAGTTGACCCCGGTTTCGGCCAGCCCGGCTGGCGTCCGGTTGATCCGGGCTTTGGCGCTGGCGCGCCGCCGGTGGATCCGGGCTTTGATCGCCCCACACATCCGCATCCCGATCAGGGCTTGCCCGGTTACGGCCATCCCGATCATGACCTGCCCGGCAGGCCGCCTCATCCTTCGCATGGCCTCCCCGGTTACGGCCATCCCGATCAGGGCTTGCCCGGCTACGGCCATCCCGACAACAGCCTGCCCGGCCTTCCGGTCTACCCTTCGCAGGGTCCGATCCTTCCGGCACCTCCCGGCCATCCGATCCCCACGCCGCGCGTGCCGGTGGTGCAGGTCATCCAGCTGCCGATCGACGAGACGCTTCCGACTGAGCCCCCGCACCGGCCCGGCAGGATCTGCATCGTGGTCGATGGCGAAACCAAGGCGGTTGGCTGGCTGCAGGGTTCAGACGACCTTCCGGTCGCCGCGCCCAAGAGTGAAGCGCCGGTTGTCGGCGGCCACTGGGTTCCGGTCGAAGTCTATCCGCAGGCGGCACCCAAAAAGTGCAGCGACGGCAGCGAGGGCGTAGGCAAGACCGGCTTTGCGTGGGTGTTCGAAATCGACAAGGACTGGGGCGCGAAGCCGACGCCGACGGCGTAAAGACAAAATAAGGCCCCGCTCGCGTACATCCGGCGTAGCGGGGCCCTTTTTGTCACGGTTCCGGGGCAGGAACAAGGCGTCATACAGCAAGAACGTAGCAGGATCAAGCGATGGCATTGACAAGTCGGGCCGCGTTCGCACAAAGTATGCGGGAGCAGGTCCGCATACGGGTCGATGCTTTGAAAGACAATATGGCGTTTGGCGGCGGCGTGCCCACCTTTGAGGCGTACCGCGAGCTGGTCGGTCAAGTGAGGGGCCTGTATGAGGCCATCGAAATACTCGACGAGGCCGAACGCATTATCGAAGAACGTGAAAGAGGCCGCTGATGGCTTATGCCCAGATGGAGCATGAATTGGAGCCTCGTTTGAAGCTCCTGAAAGAATTGGGCGACATTTCGGGCATCGAGCTGTTCACCAACCACGTGCTGGTTGCGGTCTACCAGCGTCCTGAAAAGACCAAGTCCGGCATCTTCCTGCCCGGCCAGACGCGAGATGAAGATCAATACCAATCCAAAGTCGGCCTCGTGATCAAGAAAGGGGCGCAGGCTTTTGTCAGCACCGGCGGCTGGAATTTCGAAGACGTCAATGTAGAGGACTGGGTCATCTTTCGCCCCTCCGACGGCTGGGCCACCGGCATCAATGGCGTCTACTGCCGCTTTCTCGTCGATACCTCCATCAAAGGGCGCGTCAGCTCGCCTGACCTGATCTGGTGAATCCCATGGCCAAAGACCCCAACATCGACCCAGACTGGACACCGCCGGTTGACAGGGCTGAACAGCAAACGCCGGATCCGATCGCCGAACTGAAGGCGCAGCTCGCCCGCGAGCAGGCGGCGCGCGCCGACGCCGAGAAGCGCGCCAACGAGCTGGCGCAGGCTGCGCACAGCTCGCAGAACGAAGTGGCCGACAGCCAGCTGCAGCTGGTCACCTCGGCGATCGAGCGCGTCAAGGAACAGCGCACGCTGATCCGCAACGCCAAGGCGCAGGCCGCGGCGGCAGGCGACTGGGACGCCGTCGCCGTGCTGGATGACCAGCTGGCTGACGAAGCCGCCAGACAACTGCAGCTGGAGAACGGCAAGGCCGCCATGGAGGCGCAGCCGAAGCCGCAAGCGCCGCAACCGATCCGCACCATGTCGCAGGATCCGGTGGAGGCGCTGGCCAGCCAGCTGACGCCGCGCTCCGCCGCATGGGTTCGAGCCCATCCCGAATGTGCTCGAGACCAGAAACTCTATGCCAAGATGATCGCCGCCCACAATCTGGCGGTCGCCAATGACATCGAGCCGGATTCCGACGAATATTTTCACACGGTCGAGCAGACGATCTACAACAAGAAGCCTGTCACGAACGTCGAAGAAAATGACGATGATGACGATGATGATCCGATGGCTGCCGCCGCCAAAGCGGTTCCGGCGCGCGCCGCGGCTCCGCCAGCAGCTCCAGTCAGCCGCGGCAGCGTCAACACTCGCAGTATGCGCCTGACGCCTGCCGAGCGCGAAGCTGCTGAAATTTCCGGCCAGACTGAGCAGGAATACGCGCAGGCGAAGGAAGACATGATCAAAGCGGGCCGCATTGGCCAAGGAAGGATTCACTGATGGCCGCCTCCAAGATCCCCGGGCTGGGCGCTCCTGAATTTGAGCGCGAGCCGATGCGCGAAAGCTTTGAGGACCACCTCAAGCGCGCTGCAGACCGTATGGCCGTATTACGCGGTCACTTTGGCGATGAAATTCTTGACGCAGGCACCGACGAATTTTACATCGCGCCGTCCGACATTCCGCCGGGCTGGGATTACCAGTGGAAGCGTCACGTGTTGCTTGGCAAGGAAGACCCGGCCTATCAGGTGCAGCTGGCGCGCGCTGGCTGGGAGCCGGTGAAAACCCGTCGCCATCCGCATTTCATGCCCGATGGCTCCAAAGACACCTTCATCACCCGCAAGGGCATGATCCTGATGGAGCGTCCGCTGGAGCTGACCCGGCAGGCCGAGCGTGCCGAGCGCGACAAGGCCCGCAAGCAGGTTCGCAACAAGGAAGAGCAGATCACTGCTGCGCCTCCCGGGCAGTTCGACCGCAGCAACAAGGGCGATTCAATGACCAGCGTCAAGAAGGGCTACGTGCCCATGCCGGTCCCTGAAGGATAGTTTTTACAAACCCCGCTTGACGGCGGGGTTCATTCGGCAGTAAATACGCGAATACGCCGCCCTCGGGGGTGGTTCAACAACTCCCGGTCTCCTATTCGCCCCGGTGCGCGATGACGAGCCTCCTAGCAGAGGTTTGCGCGCTATGCCGAACATCAACGCTCCCTTCGGATTCCGCCACTTCAGGGGTAACGGCTCGGCCCCGACCTATGAGCAGGTCGAGTACGCGATCACCGTTACCGCGCCTGCGATCTATTTCGGCGACCCCGTCGTCGCGCAGGCCGACGGTTCGATCGCCGCTCCGACCGCATCTTCGGGCAACACGCCCGCCGTCCTCGGCATCGCTGGCATCTTTCAGGGCTGCAAATATCTCTCCATCGCGCAGAAACGTGTCGTCTGGTCGAACTACTGGCCGGGCAGCGATGCTGTGGCCGGTTCCGCCAGAGGCTATGTCGTCAACGATCCGAACGCCCAGTTCGTCGCCCAGTCCGACGCCACCGGCGCGGCGCTGGTCGATGTCAACGCCACGGTCGGCTTCATTTTCGCCGCGGGCAACGCCTTCAACGGCATTTCCGCTTACACTCTCGACATGACCGCAGGCAACCTGAACGTGGCCAACAACCCCTTCAGGATCGTGGCGATCATCAACGATCCGCCCGGCGCGCAGGGCACGCTCAGCAATGGTCAGCCCTACGACTGGGCCGTGGTGGCGTTCAACACCGTCAACACTCGCAACTTCACCGGCGTGTAATCAACGGCCAAACCGCCTCGCAAGGGGCGGTTTTTGGCGCTTTAATTGGAGTGAACCAAAATGGCCGTCAATCTCAGCGCCATCAAAGACCTTCTGCTTCCGGGCTTGCGCGGTGTTGAGGGCAAATACGAGATGATCCCGTCGCAATACGACAAGGTCTTCACGAAACACACCTCCAAGCTGGCGCTCGAGCGCACCGCTGAAATGCGGTATCTCGGCCTCGCCCAGCTGAAGACTGAAGGCGGCCAGACCTCCTTCGACAACGGCGCTGGCGAACGCTACGTCTACAATCAGGAGCACACCGAAATCGGTCTCGGCTATGCGATGACCCGCAAGGCCATCGACGACAACCTCTACAAGACCCAGTTCCATCCGTCGAACCTCGGCCTGATCGAGTCATTTCAGCAAACCAAGGAAATCTACGGCGCGAACATCCTGAACACGGCGACGACCTACAACGCCAACATCGGCGGAGACGGTCAGGCGCTCTGTGCCGTGGCGCATCCGATCGACGGCGCGACGGTTGGCAACATGCCAGCGGTGCAAGTCGATCTGAGTGAATCCACCCTGCTCAACAGCATGATCGCAACTCGCACGAACTTCAAGGATCAGGCGGGCTTGAAGGTGTTTGCGCGCGCTCGCAAACTGATCGTGCCGCCCCAGCTGGAGCCGGTGGCCATCCGCCTGACCAAAACCGAGCTGCGGCCCGGAACAGCAGACAACGACGTCAACGCAATATTGACCACTTCGGGGGGACTGCCCGAAGGCTATATCGTCAACGACTTCTTGACGTCTGCTTTCGCTTGGTTCCTTCTCACCAATATTGACGGTCTGTCATTCATGGAGAGAATTAAGTTCGAAACCGATATGCAAGTCGATTTCGTGACCGATAACTTGCTGGTGAAAGGATACGAGCGTTATTCGTTCGGCTACTACAACTGGCGGGCGATCTACGGCAACTTCCCGACCTCGTAATACTGGCACAGAAGGAAAAAGCACATGGGTGCGACACACTTCACTGGGCCGGTCATCACAGGCGACCTCGATCAAGGTCAGGTCGGCGGCCCAAATAAAGGGTTCATCGAGTCCTATCAGGACACTGTGATCCTTAATACTGGCGCTGGCACTACCGACACTGTGCTCAATATTCCGGCGGGCTCCGTGATCATGGGGTTCGAAGTCGCCACGTTCACGGCGTGGAATAGCGCCACCTCCTCGACGCTCACCATTGGCAACGTGGCTGGCGGCGCGCAATATGTCGGCGCGACCGATCTGAAGGCGGCGGCTCCGTTCCCGGCCATGACGCAGAGCGCCGCCAACGTCGCCGCCCAGCGCGGCTACACGGCGGCGGGCGTTCCTGCGCCGGTCACTGGGCCGATTTTCATTCGCGTCGTCAATGTCGGCGCGGGCAACGCGGGCGCGGCGCTGGTCTCCGTCCACTATGTCCAGACCACGTCATCGAGCTAAGGGGTGCCCTGTCATGAAAGCAACTGCGCGCAAGTTCGGCGGCCCCACCAAGGGCGACAAAGTCGAAGCTAAAGACGTCAAAAACAAAGAGATGAAGCACTCCGAGAAGGAAGACGAAGTGCACGAGGAAGCCGATGAATTTCACGCCAAGAAGGGCGGGAAGGTCAAGAAGCAGGTCGGCGGTCCGGTCGGGGCTTCAGCGCGCGCCCACGGCGGTCGCGCCGCGCGCAAGAGCGGCGGCTCCTGTGAAGACAGCCCGTTCTCTTCGGCTCGAGCTGGCACCGCAGCGCCGGGCAGGAAGCTGCAAAAGACCACGATGGATTGACCAGATCCGGTCTAAAAACAGGGGCCGAAAGGCCCCTGAACTTCTTTAGGAGCGCATCATGGGTCGTCCGATTGTAGTTACCGCCGCGCCCCTCGCCGCGCTTGTCACGAACGGCATTTGCCTGTCGCAGACGCCACCGGCGGGCCCGCTGCTGTTGAACGGCTCCAAAGTCGTCAATGGCGTCGCCGTCCTCGATCAGGCGCGCCAGATCGCTTTTGCCTCCACCGGCAACAACTCCAACACCACTTTCACGATCACCGGCACCGATTTCTTCGGAGCCGTGCAAAGCGAAGCCATCGTTGGCGGCAACATCGCCACGGTGGTCAGCACCAAAAACTACAAGACGGTCACCTCGATCACCAGCTCGGCGGCGAGTGTGGCGGGCCTGACGGTCGGCACCAACGCCAGCCCGGCGATCACTTCATCGACATGGGTGCGCTTTGATGACTGGAACGCCAATGGCGTCGCGATTCAGGTGACCGCCAATGGCACGGTCAACTGGACAATTCAGCAGACGCTCGATGATCCGAACAGTCCGACGGATCCGGTTCTCCCAGCCAATGTGACGTGGCTTCCGCATCCTGACGCCACGCTGGTCGGCGCGACGACGTCGTTGCAGGGAAACTATGCATTTCCGCCGATGTTCGCTCGCGTGTTGCTGAACAGCGGCACCGGTTCGGTCACCGCCACCTTCAAGCAACCTGACAGCGGAAATTACTGATGGCCAACCAAGGGCTCTCGAACGGTCACCACAAGCTGGCTTCGTCGCCCGGTCTGGCAAGTTTGAAAGGGCTGGGCGGCACTGCTGGGTTCGGAAGTTTGATGGCTGGAGACGCCGCGAGTATGATCGAGGCGACGCAATCGATCAAAGGAGCGCGTAATGCCAACAGCACTCGGCGGGACAAGCGGAACCTATAGCTACGCGCCGAGTGTCGGCGAGCTGGTTCTCTATTCCTACGGCCTGTGCGGCGTGCGCCGCACCGCCATCCTTCAAGAGCACATGGCTGACGCCAGCATCGCCGCCAACCTGTTGCTGGGCGACTGGAGCCTGAAGGGCGTCAATCTCTGGCAGGTGGACAAGATCACGATCCCGCTGCTCGAGGGCCAAGCCACTTATGACCTCGATCCCGACATCGTCGTCATGCTGGACACCTACATCACGCATGGGCCGCCGTGGGCGCTGCTCGATCGCATCATCCTGCCGGTCGGCAGGACCGAATATGCGAGCTACCCCAACAAGGTGCAGGAAGGCTTCCCGACTGTTTTCTGGATGGACCGCCAGCTCGCGCCGACAGTGAGCATATGGCCGGTCCCGCCCGATGACACTTACGATCTGACGGCCTATGTGCTGCGGCAGGCGCAAGACGCCAATCTTGACAACGCCCAGATCCCGGCGATACCGGTGGTCTGGCTCAATGCTTTTGCGGTTGGCCTCGCAGCCAAACTGGCGATGAGCTGGGCACCCGATCGGCTGGCCATGCTGGGGCCTGCCGCCGATGCGGCCTACGCCGCCGCCGCCGCTAATAACGTCGAAACCGCGCAGCAATATATTGCGCCCCAGCTGCAGGGGTATTTCAGATGAGCTACGCCAGCAAGTTTGGCAGGGCGAGGGTCAATTCACGTGATCCGCAGGCGTTTGCGATCTGCGATCGCTGTGGCTTTGGCTACAATCAT